CCACCAACACACCCTGCTCAAGGTAACAATGGTGCAACAGGAGTTGATGCGCCACCTGACTTTAGAGGTGGAGGTGGTGGAGGTGCTGGTGCCGCAGGAACGCAAGGAACACCTCCAGGAATAAGTGGTAAAGGTGGAGTTGGAGTTTCAACAGGAATTACTGGATCATCAGTAGGTTATGCTGGTGGAGGTAATGCGGCAGGAACTTCTGTCCCATATAATTCTAATGGACCACAAGCTGCAACAAATCCAGCATCACCTTTCGGTGGTGGTATTGGAGGAACTAGCCCAGGAACAAATGCAGGTGGAGCAGGTGGAACTAATAAAGGCGGTGGCGGTGGTGGTGGAATTAACTGTAACGCAGGTGGAGCAGGTGGATCAGGTATTGTAGTAATAAGGTATAAATATCAATAGTTGATAAAAAATATGAATATGATAAGGAGATAATATTATGGCACACTTTGCAAAAATAGGAATGAATGGAAAAGTTATCCAAGTATTAACTATGGATAATGAAGAAATGAAAGATGATCAAGGAAACGAGATTGAAGCTAAAGGTCAAGAGTGGTTAGAAAGACATAACAACTGGCCTGCACAAATGTGGATACAAACATCTTACAATACATCAGCAAACAAACACTCATCAGGTGATGATTCTAAAGCATTTAGAGGAAATTATGCAGGAATAGGTTATGAATGGGATGAAGATAATAATATCTTTTGGCCAAAAAAACCTTATCCATCATGGGTAAAAAATCTTACAACTGCTAACTGGGAGTCACCAATAGGTGATGCTCCTGAATTAGAAGAAGCTGAAACAAATACTCATTACTATGATTGGAACGAAGATAATCAAAGCTGGGATAAAAAAGAAAGAGAATAATCTCTAATTTAATGGTGGACATTAAACAAAACATCCTTTCAAAAATAGATTTATATTATGGTAATATTTCAATGCCAAAAGGTTTTGAGATAGACACAGAGCATTTACAAAAAGATATACTTACACACATAATTCAAGATTGTCCTTTCCCCTTTTCAAGAGAATGGGATAAATTAAACACTTATCTTAGAGAACATATAAATGTAAAATATAATTTTCATTTAATAAATAAATTAACAACTGGTCTTATGTTTAAACCAAATGAATCTAATATTCCTGAGCCTGAAAATAATAAAGTAGATTTAAAAAATTCACCTGATTATGTAATGTTATATGGTGTAAATGTAGAAAATTGTAATGTAAGAATATATTATGATGATAATAGACGAGCAGGAAGAAGCTGGGATATAGAACTTAAAAATAATAAATTTGTCATGTTTCCAAGTACACAGATATATCACATATCTAATAATCAAAAAGATAAAGTAAATTTTATTTTAAAAACAACTTATGAATATATCTAATTACTATTGGTATTTTCGATCTGCACTTACTCCTAAATTCTGTGATGAAGTCATAGCTTATGCTAATGCACAAACAGAAGTCATGGCTAGAACTGGTGGCTATGGAGACAAACAACTAAATAAACAAGAAATATTAGATTTAAAAAGAAAAAGAAATTCTGATTTAGTTTGGTTAAATGATCTTTGGATTTATAAAGAATTACATCCTTATGTGCATCAAGCTAATAAATCAGCTGGTTGGAACTTTGAGTGGGATAGATCAGAGTCTTGTCAATTTACAAAATATAAACTAAATCAATATTATGATTGGCATTGTGACAGTTGGGATAAACCTTATGATAGACCAAATACACCTGAACATGGAAAAATAAGAAAATTATCCATGACTTGTCAGTTGACAGATGGTTCAGAATATACAGGTGGAGAATTAGAATTTGATTTTAGAAACTATGATCCACACATGAGAGATGAATCAAAACATAGAATACAATGTAAAGAAATATTACCAAAAGGTTCAATAATAATATTTCCTAGTTTTATATGGCACAGAGTAAAACCAGTTACTGCTGGTACAAGATATAGTCTTGTGGTATGGCATATAGGAAGGCCTTTTAAATAATGTTTATAAATACTTATTTTCCGACAATAGTATGGACTGAAGAAAAACCAGAATTTGTAAAATCTTTAAATAAAGCAAGTAACAAATATATTCAAGAAGCTCGTAAAAGAAATAAGGAACACATAAAAAAGTTTGGTGACTTTGGCACATCACATCACTCAACACCACTTACAGCTGATAATGATTTTTTAGATTTTAGAAATTATATTGGTCAAAAGTCTTGGGAATATTTAGATCATCAAGGTTATGATATGTCTAAATACACAACTATGTTTAGTGAGCTGTGGGTTCAAGAATTTGCAAAAAAAGGTGGTGGGCATCACTCCGCACATATTCATTGGAATCAACACATATCAGGTTTTTATTTTTTAAAGTGTAGTGAGAAAACATCATGTCCTGTTTTTCACGAACCAAAAACTGGTGCAAGAACAACAAAATTAAAAATGAAGCCAGATTTAAAAGGCGTATGGCCAGGTCACGAACAATTTCATCTTAGACCAAAACCAGGAACATTAGTTATATTTCCAGGTTATTTAGAACATGAGTTTGCAGTAGATTTTGGGATAGAACCATTTAGGTTCATACATTGGAATATACAAGCTGTTCCTAAAGAAATGGCAAAAGATGTTTAAAAAAAATAAATATGCAATAATAAAAAAAGCTATTGATAATGATTTAGCTTTATTTTTATATAATTATCTACTTATGAAAAAACAAGTTTATGATACTTGTTTAAAAGAAAGATACATTTCACCCTTTGAAACAATATTAGGTTATTATGAAAAAGAGAATGAGCAAATACCAAATACATATTCTTTTTATTCTGATGTTGCTATGGAGACTTTAATGTTAAAATGCCAACCTATAATGGAAAAAACAACAGGTTTAAAATTATATCCTGCCTATACTTATGGTAGAGTTTATAAAAAAGGTGATATTTTAAAAAGACATAAAGATAGATTTAGCTGTGAAATATCAACAACAATGAATTTAGGAGGTAATGATTGGCCAATATATTTAGAACCTTCAGGAGAAAAAAACAAAAAAGGTATTAAAGTAGATTTAAAACCTGGAGATATGCTGGTTTACCGAGGATGTGATTTAGAGCATTGGAGAGAAAAATTTAAAGGTAAATGTAATGTTCAAGTTTTTTTACATTATAACAACACAAAAACAAGATTTGCTAAAGATAATATATTTGACAGAAGAAAGCATTTAGGACTTCCGAATTGGTTTAAAAAGTGATAAATTAAGGGTTGGTGTGAGATCAAATCCACCTTTGGTCTCATACCTTTTTTTTTAACAAAAGGAATGTTATGCAATTAAGTAAACATTTTAAATTAGAAGAATTTGAGAAATCTTCTACTGCTATAAGACTTAATATTAAGAATAAGGCAGGCAGCGGTGAAATAAAAAATCTTACAGATTTATGTTATGGAATACTAGAACCTGTAAGAGCTAAGTTTGAAAAACCAATAATGGTAACTTCAGGATATAGAAGTCCTGAGTTATGTGAAGCAATAGGCAGCAAGCCTACATCTCAGCATACAAAAGGTGAGGCTGTTGACTTTGAGATAGCTGGTGTATCTAATTTGCAAGTTGCAATATGGATAGAAAACAACTGCGACTTTGATCAATTAATATTAGAGTTTTGGAAAGAGGAAGAAGGCCCTAACTCAGGCTGGGTTCACGCTAGTTTTGTGGAGGGTTCTAATAGAAAACAAGTCTTAACTTTTGACGGAAAAAGTTATACAAATGGATTACCAGATGCTAAATGGTCTGGTGGTAAATTTGCAAACTAGGAGATAATATGCAATTAACAAAAAAACAAAAGAAACTTCCTATGGCTTTACAGAAAGCTATTATGAAGAAAAAAAAGAAAAAAAAGAAAGCGAGGAAATAATGCCTGGACATTATGGTGGCGGAATGAAGCCAAAAAAAAAGAAAAAAAAGAAAAAGAATAAGAAGAAAAAGTAATGGTTAAAAGAAAAAGAAAGAAAGCTCCCAAAGGGTATCATTATATGCCTGATGGGAAGCTTATGAAAAACTCAGCTCACAAGAAAAGAAAGAAAAGAAGGTGAGAGGTATAACTACTACAACTAGCATACAAGAAATGCTAAACAAAAGACCAATGAGAAAGAAATATGGCAAAAAGAAAAAAAAGAAAAAGAAGCGTACCAAAAGATAAAGCAACTGGTTTACCAAAAAAGTATCTTTCTGGTCTAAAAGGTAGTAAAAGAAGTTCAAGAGCTAGTTTAATTAGAACTATGTCTAGCTTGTATAAATCAGGTGCTAGAATACCTGCATCTATGTTTAAAGCGAGGAGAAAGTAATGGCAAGGAGACGACCACTATCTGCAAGAGTAGTAGCAACTTTAAGAGCTAAAGCTGCTAAAAGAAAAGGTATAACTCTTGGTACATTAAAAAAAGTGTATAGGCGTGGCCAAGGTGCATTTTTAAGCAGCGGCAGTAGGCCCAGAACGTCAATGGCCAGCTGGAGTATGGGAAGGGTCAATAGTTTTCTCCGAGGATCAAGAAAGCATGATACTGATTTGAGAAGAAAGAGAAAAAAAAGAAGATGAAAACTAATAAAGAAAAATTTGTAGAAATAGACGGAAGAATAAAATTAGTTAATCAAAAAATTGATTTAATAATTAAGAATCATCTTAAACACATGAAACAAGACATAGATAGAATTTTATATGGACTAGCAGCTGTTGGTTTGTTGGTCTTAGGTCAGCTGCTTTACATCCTCTCCAATTAGTTGTATAGGTCATATATGGCCTATAAGCGTATTTTAATAATAAGTGATTTACATATTCCATACCATCACAAAGACTCAATAGAGTTTTTAAGAGAAATAAATAAACAATATAAACCAGATAAAATTGTAAACATTGGAGACTTGTTAGATTTTCACGCTATTAATATGCACACACATGATCCTGATTTATATTCCGCAGGACATGAGCTAAAACAATCTAAAATTTACGTAAGAGAACTAGAGTCTATATTTCCAAAAATGGTTGAAGTAGAATCTAACCATAGCAGCTTAGTTTACAGGAGAGCATTAAAATATGGTATGAGTAAAGAGTTTTTAAAAGATTATGGAGATTTTTTAGGTACAAAAAAATGGAGATGGGTGGATGATTTAACATTAGATTTACCTAATAGACAAAGATGTTTTTTTACCCATGGTAGATCAGCTGATATTTTAAAGGTATCACAGACTATGGGAATGTCAGCTGTCCAGGGTCATTATCATACGAAATTTTTAATTAGTTATTGGGCCAATCCTGATAATCTATTTTTTGCAATGAATGTAGGTTGTTTAATAAATCAAAAGAGTCTTGCTTTTGCTTATGCTAAAAATTTTAAAACAAGGTTTATTTTAGGCTGCGGAATCATTATTGATGGTGTTCCTAGACTTTTGCCTATGGTTTTGAATAATCAAGGAAATTGGATAAAAAAGCTTGTATGAAGAACAAAAAGGGTACATTAAAGGGCCATAGAAGCGTTTTAAAGGCCACCCAGAGACAAATAGGTGGTAACCATTACAATTTACCAAGTAGCCCTCTAAAGTTCATTTTAGCAAACAAGCTTAACTTTGTAGATGGCAATATAGTTAAATATGCAGTAAGAAATAAAAAGGGAGAAAGCCTAAAAGAAAAATACGATAAGATTATACATTACGCAGAATTAGGAAAAGAAATATTAGGAGAATAGTATGTGGATGCACTTATTAAAATTTGGATTTAAAACAGGAGCTGAGATTTACAAAAATAGAAAAGAAGCAAAAGTTCTTGAAAGCATAGCTGAAAAAAAACAAATACAAAGAGTCATTGATGGTGAGATAGAAATGGTAAAAACTATCAAAGAACATCAAGCTAACGATTATAAGGATGAAATTGTTTTAATCCTCATCTCAATTCCACTGTTGGTCGCTGGATGGGGGGTATTTTCAAATGACCCTGAAATAATTGCTAAGTTGGATGCTTTCTTTGATCAAATAGATCGTTTCCCTCTTTGGCTGCAAGGATTGATAATTGGTGGCTACAGTTCTGTCTTAGGTATAAAAGGTGTATCAGCATTTAAGAAAAAATAGTATTATGCTGAATGGACAGGGATTACGTTATTATAGAAATAGAATTTCAGCTAGAATCTGAATTTCATCCTTATGGACATTTTGTTTGTTTAAGATTTATTGATGATCACCCTTCTCATATTAAAATGAAAAAATTAATTAAAGATATGAATGATCAACCAGATGTAAAATTAGTAGATTATAATTATATTATAAAACCAATCAATGAAGCTACCGATATTAGTGGTTTAGATATTACAATACATTAGCAACCCACCAAGTCTCCCTGGTGGGTCTATCTTTATGTATTGTACTTAAACCTAGAGGGAGCAAGATCAACATAAAGAATTCTATCCTTCCTGCTTACCTGCAAGAGTTAAATCTCTTTTTACTTCTGTTTGTCTTACAGACAGGTAGCGATCTAAATTGTTATACATAAGCTTTGCTTTTATTAATTGACTTTCAGCATGAGCATAGCTTTCTATTATTGTTTTGTATTCAGGATCAGTTCTTGCTTTGTGTTCAGCTTCAATAACTGTTTTGGTATCAAGTTTATATTTCAAAAATAATTTAGAGAACATAGCTTTCTTACCTTCCTCTAATAAAATAACTTTCTCAGCCCACTTAGACCACTCATTACTTGCATCAGTCATTTTCTGATACGCCACCCTGCTATTTAAGTTCATCATTTCCATTTATCACTATTATTAAATATATATCTAAAAGATGCAGTCTTTGGATCAAATTGTATTTTTGAGCATGACATAAATAATAAACAAACAATAAAAACACAAAATACAATTATCCATTTGTGATACTTTCTATGTATTGATTTTCCAAAAATAATCATGGGTAAGCTAACATATCCTTTGCTTCTATTTCTAAATCTTCTACTTGTTGTGCTAATTTTTTATTGTCAGCTTTTACTTCATCTAATTCTTTTCTTAATTCTCCATTTAATTTTTTATGGCTTTCACTTACATTTGTCCTGGCTGTTAGTTCAGCTTCTTTACTATCTAAAATATTTTTTAGATTTAAGATTACATCATTAAGAGATTTGATTTCTTTTTCTTGAATATCTATTTTTTTTTTAAGTTCATCTGTCATAACTATTTTAGAGAGCTGGTTGGAATGATTGAGAGAGAGAACCAACCAGCTACTAACCTAAAAGTAATATTCGTTATGAAAATATTATACTTTAACTGCTTACGCATTAATTACTCTCTAACATAAAATTTTTAATTATCATAACATTTCATTTATAACTGATTTGCTGCTAATACAAAAACATAAAATATTCTATTATAAATTGTATCTAATCTTAAATAAGCTAGGTTTTAAGCCATTATTTTAGGGGTTGTAATTCAACTTCAAAAGTGCTTATATCTTCTTATGTTTAATATTAAAAAAATAAATAACCTAGAGGAGGAAAATAATATGAAACATATAAATACAGTTGCAAACAACTTAGTAAAGTTTGCAAGATCAAAACATATAACAAGTATAGACTTTCAGTCATACTTATCTGTTGCTGATCTAATAGAACATCACCAATTCAGAGCTGCACAAATTGTGATTGCTGGTTTGGATAGTATGCCAAGAGATGAAATATTAAAAATTATTTCTGAAGATGACAAAGTTTGGAATACTATGTTTGAACCTTTAGCTGAAGGTGAACCATTTGCTTTTTATAAAAATAAAACTTTAACTAATTAGGAGAGAGATATGACAACAGAAGTTTTATCAAATTTTATAAACGACAAATGGATAGACAGACTCTACTGCAACTTCAATGGTAGAGTTTATTTAATACAAGCTGATGGTTCTGAATATGATGGAGCCATTGGAGAAATTTCAATTCTTGGTAAGTCAGGCAAGGCTAGAGTCAGATTTACTGAGGATGGAAGATGGTTTGATCAAGGTGGTATGCCTATTGATAAACCAGCATCTGTTGATGCAGAAAAAGAAATCAACAGATTGAAAGCCGAGAATGATCGTCAAAAAAGAGAGGCTAAGTTTGAGGCTTATAAAAAAAGTCTAGTCAATAACCTAAAAGGAGGACAATAATGTCTAACTCAAAAATATACGCTACTAGCGATTATAAACTTTTCAAAACATTGAGAGGTAATAGAGCTATTAGCGAACTTCATGTAAGAAGATTGGCTGAAGCAATCAAAGAAAAAGATTTGCAGATTCCAATAATTGTAGATGACCAAATGTTTATCTTAGATGGTCAACACAGATTGGAAGCCTACAAATTAGTTGGTCGGCCAGTATCTTACATAATTAAAACTGAGTTTGAATTACAAGATGTTAGAAATGTAAATTCAGTTAGTCGTAAGTGGACTAATACTGAATACCTAATGTCTTACTGCAAACTTGGTAAAAAGGACTACCAATTATTAGAGTGGTTTCAAAGAACCTATGGATTCTGTATAGCTGAGTGTATTGCTATGTTGAATGACAAAGGTTATTCAAATCACAATATAATTAAGGAGTTCAAACAAGGAAGATTTAAAATAATAGATTTGGAACAAGGTAAAAGATGGGCCAAAGCTATTAATTCTTGTGGTGAGTATTTTCCATATTACAAGAAAACTTCCTTTGTAAGAGCCATGATTAGCTGCCTGAGAGATAAGACTTTCAGTTGGAAAATCTTTTATCAAAGACTAAAAAACAATTCATCAAAGCTAAAGAATCAGGCTTCAAGAAATGATTTTATAGTCAATATTGAAAGATTGTATAATCATGGAACTGCTAGCAAATATAAGATCAGGCTCGATCTTTACAATTACGAGAGGTAATTATGCCAGTAATTATTTTCTCAATTAAGACTAGAAATAAGTCTTTTAATTTGCTACAACAATTACATAAAGATTTTGGGGTGATATTTCACCCCAAGACTACTGTAGCAGCAGTAGAAAACTTTATAAAGGAGAAGCTAAATGGACAAACAGCTACCGAAGCTTCAGGCCAAGTACGACAAGGTAATAGTGAGAGAACAAGACTTGTTGAAAAAGCTAAAGAAGCTGAGGCAAAACAGACAAACCTTAGCTTGGAAGATGCACCACCTAAAGCATCATCCAGCTTTCGTTTAAAGAGAGAGGACAGATAGTTATGAAAAAAATGTACTTTATGACGATACTCGTATGCTCTCTATTAAATGCCTGTGCTAAATATGAACCGCTGGTTGACACAGTTGGTAGGTCAGGAACATTTGATAAATCAAGAGCTGAACAAATCACAGATGATAAAATCATGTGTGCAAAACTTGCTGAGGACAATACATCATTTTTAGGAAACATAATCTTTTGGGTAGAAAGTCCAAAAGCTGAAACTGAATATGAGCATATTGTTAAAACTTGCATGGAGGGCAGAGGACACGCCTTGTTAAAATAATGCCAAGACTAGCAGCAAGAATAAAAAAATTAGCTTTCATTTGTGCAAAGTGTTTTTCTGAAAAGGAGGAGAAGCTTGCATGGTTTGTAGGAAGCACCCTTTTCAACGAGTCGTTTCTCTGTAGGACTTGTTGGAAAGGTCAATTTAAACAACTGACAGAGAGAGAAAGAAAGGAATGGGCATTTTATGTACCTAAAAAATCAGGAAAAAATTGCTGAAATAAGCCATCTGCTGCCACACAGCTTAAATATGTTTGGTGTATCAGATGATCAAAATGACAAAGTTTTGAAAAAAGTTTATGGACTGCAATTAAAAAAGATGAGACTGATGCGTGGCTATACTCAGACAAGACTTGCCAAAGCTATAAACGTGACCTTCCAGCAGATTCAAAAGTACGAGAAGGGTGTAAACTCTGTAAGTATTATGAATGAGCTGAAATTAGCTGAGTTTCTTAAATGTGATAGAGACTACTTTGTGCAGCCAATAACTGGGAATGGTTACAAATTCTTAAACACTAACCAAGAAGGAGAGAGATGATTAAAAAAAGTAAAGATAAGCATGGGAATATTATAGAGTTTGCACCTAAAGCAAGAGGAGCAAGATATACTGTTAACGGCTTAAAGAAAAAAGGAGTTACCACAATTATTGGTGAGAGGTTTGGAAAAGGGCCTCTTATGTGGTGGAGTGAGAACTGCGTGTATGAAGCATTGCAGCAGCTCTTAAAAGCCAATAAGAAACCTGTAGATGAGATACAGCAGTTAATGGATGATCTTAGATACAGAGTTAA